GCCATTAGCTATACAACTTATACATATCAAGTATACGCTTAATATGATCTGGAAAACCAATATTACCAGATAAGCTAGAAGATAGTGGATTTTCAACACTAGCTCCTGCTATGCTCATTCTTTCCTTTCTGTCATCTTTTAAGTAGTATTTGATTAAATCATATACTGCTAATTTTAAATCGTCAGGAGTGCTAGTATAACCTGCTTTATAAACAACTTTTACTGCTTTATGTCCTCTTGGAAAATACTTTCTACCAGTACTCGTTGTACGAGTTATACTGTCAGAATCATCATTCACAATGTATTCATATTTACCACTACTGTCAGAATTTTCTGTGATTAGTGTAATGTATGAGTCTGCTTGTGAGTCTCTTTCCTCTACTGATACTACTTGAATTAAAGGAGATTCAGCTAATATAATTGTATCAGTGTAGCTGTCCTTTGTTGTAAAATACTCTGTTTTATTAGTACTGGCATAATCTACTATAGAACTACCACAATAAGTTTTTACTAGTTGAGAAACTTGATCGATAATAACATTTATGCGAGCGTCATTCTTTACGCTTTCTAATCCGTTAAAATCTTTATATTGCTGTAATGTTACTAAATCTGCCATTGTTTTCCTTTAAAAAAGTCTTGTGGGGACTCGAGATCCCCACAAGATAAACCAGGTATTAACTACCTTTGTACTGATAAGCCCACTTAGTTGTAGCACCATCGATCATATCGGTGAAGCCAATTCTTTGTGAAGCAATAAGAACACGTCTTTGATTAGCGACTTCGTAATCAGACTCAATGGTTACACCTCTAAGTCTTGGCATTACGTAGTTTTTAGCATAAACTGCCATTGCTGCTGGCATATTTACTGCTGCAGCTGGATATTCATCAGATACTATGACTTTAGAGCCAAATACCATTCCGATTTCTCCTTTCAGTTTAGTAGCCATATCGCCAACTAAATTAACATCTTGGAACTCAGCATCTTCTAACAGATTGTAATAAACTGTTGAAGAAACGATATAAATCACGTCTTGTGGATTAATACCGTATTTGCCCATGTTCTTTCTTAAAGCTAACAGCTCAAGAGCTGTTACTGAATCAGATGCGAATGCAGTAGCTGATTGTGTTTTATCACTGTCAGCTTCAGCTAAGTGCCATAGACCGTCAAAAGACGCGCCTGAAGTACCGAAAGCACCATCAGCGTTGTTACCCAAAAGGATAGCATTTTCTATTGCTCTTGCATGAGATCTTACAATTGATTCCCTAATTAAAGGAAGAATTGGCATGATCGCATCTTCTTCTGTTTCATTACCTAAGTAAGATTGTGAAACTAGTTTTTTGGTTGAAAGAGTTCTTTCAGTCATGTCAATACCACCCCAAGGAGTACCATAAGTATCTCCACGCTGTGCTAAATTACCATGAGGGTTTGTGCCTGTTATTGCCTGTGTAGACAAGAATTCGGCATATCCGCTATCTGGTAAGATAGGAATGATTTGAGTTGCTGATTGCATTGGGATTTCTCTAAATAGAGGTGCCAATACTAACTCTAGTTGAATGTCTCTCTCGACATTAGTAGATACTTCTTGCTCAAAATCTGCAGAAGAAACGCCAACACCTGAATGTGCGTTAACTTTTTCCATTACATTTTTTGCGAGTTTAGTATCCCAGCCTTTACCGGTAGCAAGACCTAATGTCCAAGCGTCATCAATATCTGCTTGGAAAGCCTTCTTCCAGTCACTGTTTTGTCTATCACCAAAGATTCTTTTTGACTCACGCATAGCGTCAATCTCTTCTTTCTTTTCGGATAGTTCAGTCTTAAGTTCATTAACAACAGATTCTAGGTCTCCTTGTCTTTCTTCAACACGTTTTTCAACGTCTTGAATGAGCTTCTCAGCTCCAGACAGACCAGCAGTTACTATTGTTTTAACTTTTTCTTGCTCAGCTTCTTTTTCTTGCACTTCTGCTTCATCGGCAGCTGCTTTCTCTTCGGCTTCGCTTAGCTCCTTAGCTTTTGTTTCTGCTTGTTGCATTGCGATTTTAGCAGCAGTTGATTTTGCCACCTCTTCCGCGAACGCTTTCAAGTCTAACTCAGCTTCTGGAGTAGTTTTTTCTGTAGACATATGTCTCTCCTGTTGAGTGGTTTTACCCACGGCTTGTGGCGCATCAATTTCTTCAGCCTTCGCTGCTTCCATCACATGAGCCGATTCTAGATTACTAGAAAATTGTGCTTTCCATTCTTTGTACTCTGCTTCCGTATCAAAAGATTTGGCAATAGAGAACATAGCTGTCTGATTAGCTGGTACGCTAACAACAGACACCTCGAATAGTTCGGCGTCTTTTATTTTGTATCCATCGGTTTCTGAATTGTAATCGGCGTCCTTGACTCTGAAACCGACAGAAAAGGCTCCAAGTACACCATCTTTAATAAGATCTTTTATTTCGCCTGCAGACTTAGAGATTCTCGCTCCAAGTTCCAGACCTTTGTCATTAACTTCTAAGGAAGTTGCACGACCAATTGGTTTGTTGTAATCATGATTGAATAAAATTATAGGATTTTGTTTAAAATTTTCTAATCCATTTGATTTTATCCATGCATTATGATCAACAACGTCTCCTGTTCTATCTAATGCGTCAGTGCTTGCATATCCTTTGATATTAACACTTCCATCATCATCTTCCCCAAGAGTTTTGAACGTAGATGTCCAATGAAATATTTTTTTATCTGACATATTAATCTACCTATTTTGTAGCTTTTTTAGGAGCTACCTTTGCCTTAGGGGCCTTAGCGGCTTTAGGCGCTTTAGGCGCTTTAGGCTCTGCTTCAGTTTTTGGCTCGGCAGGAGCTGCCACTGCTACTGCAGGGACTCCCATTGCTTTTCTTGCCATCTGTTGCATTCTTGCCCAAGAACCAAAAGCTCTTTTTGCAACCATATAACGCATTGGAGCGTCATCAGCTGCTTTATATTCTGTAGGAGAAAGAATACTTCCTTTTTCCTCAAAATACTCTACTAATTTTTTAAGAATTGCTTTCTTGTTCATTGTTTTCCTCTGTTTCTTCAGGTGGTCTTCCACCTTCTTCGGGGTTAGCTGCGCTACCCGCGATGTTAGCTGGAACCCTCAATTCATCATGTCCATCTATTGATTCCATGTTCATTGCGTCCCTGACTTCATTTGGAGTCATTATGCCTGTATTTACTAGTGTTGCATAGTAAGCAGCTTGGTCTCTTAACTCAGGCTGTAGTGCGGGTATATTACTTACATCTTCATTAAGTTGAAATCCGAAGTACCTTTCACACGCATATCCTATTTTTCTTACTATTGGAAGAACTGTCTCCAAGTAGTAAAGTCTGTGGTTGGGTCTAATATTTGCATTATTCCCACCGTCTAAAAGAATGGGTGGTATTCCCATTGCTTCTAAAATTATTTTCTCGTTTGCAGTTATAGAAGATTGAAAATCCAATTCTTTAAAGTTTATTTTTGTTAAACTATCTACTTCTAGTCCACCATCTAAAATAAGTGGTCTTTTACCGCCATTTGTAGGATTATATCTTGTGCTCCAAGCCTGTAACATTCTTTCTTTTATTCTATCTGAAAGAGTATTAGGGCTTTTAAGTACTAATCCTGGGACTGCTCCATTTTTAAAGAAGTTGTCCTGAAACTTTCTCATGTTGTCCAACAAATACATTGTCCTGTATGCTGGCTTAAGTCTAGGTACACCCCTATATATTGAATAAAATGAGTTTTCTTTAATATGTATAATTTCTTTCGGGGTGTAGTCTATTTTCCCATCATAAACGAACTTTTCAATGTAAGTAGAGGTATCAGCCTCTATAGTTACCTTGTTAGCAGGTAAATGATAAAGATGGGCACCATCAAAATATATGAAGATGTTGCCATCAATCAGTAAATCAATAATTAAATTTCTTTTAAAACTATTAATATCCTGAAAAGGGTTTGGTTCTCTATTTAGTATTAAATCTACTCGACTTCTGCGAATATTTTGTACTATAGGTGCTATTCCTTGAATCTTTTCATTTACTTCATATGGAATATCCGCACTATCATCAACAATCATATTGACTGCGCGGTTAACTACCTCTAGTTCCTCATACGCTGTTCTGTAATTGTCTTTCTTTTCACGAGTATCGATTGCTGAACCTTCGTTCAGGGCAATATGTACTTGAGCAGGATTTTGTCTCTCCACTCTATCAATGCCTAAAAATCTATCATACCATGCCATGTTTATCTCTCTGTATTTGCACCCATCGTTTTTGTTTCATTGCTGTTGCGAGTTTTGGTCGCTTCCCATATATACTGTGCAATCTTATGTGATGAGTTTTACATAGTGTTGCTGCTTCATCATAGACTTCGATGAGATGTTCTTCAATAAACTGTTCTCGAAGATTCATAATTTCATCGGCTGAGGTAATCGTGATTTTGTTATCCTTCAGCCATTTGTGTAGTAGCTCAGTCATTCCGTAGAAGTGGTGAAAGTCTAAGTTTTCTGTTTCACTACAGATAAAGCACTGGGGTGCTTTCTTATAGCCTGATTTTGCCTTATCCCTAACGTACTTGACTAAATCTCGTTTTAAATCCATAAATTCCTATTAATAAAAATTATACCAAAAATTCACCTTCTTGTCAACTATTATTTTTTGGTAGGTCATAATTAAAATGTTGTGGCAGAGGTCTCAAAAGTGTACAGTGCATATCTTAGTGCATCTGACATATGAGATGCCATGTTGTGTTTAGGTTTTTCTCTTATCAAATTAGGGTTTGGATCCCATTGATATTGGTCAACTGCTGATAATGATTGTTGACATTTTTGATCGATTATGAGAAAGTCGTTGTCTACTATGCCTCCCACCTGTCCTATCCCATCTAGAATAGACTTTTTGGCATTAATAGTACTAATATCATAGTTTTGTGCGAAGTCATATCTTGTTTGTTGAGCCGCAGAATCAATATAGATCCAGTCAATATTGTATTTTTGTATCATTCTGTTTATCTCAACTGCATGCTGTTCAGTGGTTCTTTCTGCATCCATATACTCGTCTACTAGGTAATATTTTTTAGAGTCCCAATCATATGCTATAACACATAAAGCTGTTGGATCTTTATATCCAACATCGAGCCCTGCAAATACATCCATTTTACTAGTATCTAACTGGCTTAAATCTGCAACGCACTCTTCAAAATTGAAGTTCCAAACCTGACCTTCATAAGTATTAAAATCAGCTAAATATTCTTGTGCAAATTCTGCATTAGACATAGCTTTTTTCGCTTCTATAATATCATTATCACTAAATCTAGGATTTTCATGGTATGTTGCTTTTATAGATGCCCAGTCGTGAAATTCATTACTAAACCCTCTATGCCAGAATTCAGCAAACCAGTTGTTTCGCCCCCTTGGAGTTGAAATAAATACTGCTTTGCTGTTTTCCTTGTCTAAGGTGGGGCGTAGTGCCACATTGAAAGCATCTTTGCCGTCAGCTAGTGCTGCTTCGTCAAAGATGATAAGGTCATAAGACCTTCCTACTGCGGAGTCTACTTGGTTCACCGATCCCATTCTAATAGTAGAACCATTTGACAGTTCTATTACTTTATCTTTTGCATTATCTCTTACCACTTCGAGATCAAAGTGCTTAATTAGCTGTCTTTGTAAGTCAAAAGAAATTTGGGATAAAGAATAGTTTGGTGACATAATTAATATGTTGGAGCCTGGCACGAGTGAAACAAGCTGTCCGATGACATTTGTTATATAGGTCTTTCCTTGCCGTCTTGAAATGGCGGCACACACAAATCTATACTTTGGGTTGTTGACAGCATTAATTAAAGCTGTCTGAGCTGAATTAGGTTCTATACCTAATAACTTCATGTATTCTGAAATTGGCAATTTAATAAAGCGATCTGCTGCCTCAAACTGCATAAGTTCAGAACTGAGAATATCTGTTCTACTTATATCTAACATTTTAATGAATTGTTTGGTTTTTATCTATAATATCAGTAAATGTATTTAAATTACTGTCTTCAAATACTTCTGCTCTATCACATAAAGCTAGCAAGTAAAGATAGCCTAGACAGAGATTCGTCATTGTTTGGTCTGCATTAGACAATTCGCCCCTGTTCTCTGCTTTTTTATTTAGCATATTGAGGGTCACTTGACAGGTTTCTGCCACATCATCTAACCAGCTGTCCATCACTATCTTCTGGCGTTGCAAGGCGCGCCTAGTACAGTAGCCGCTGCTGCGAATACTTGATCGGATGCTCCTTTTTCGATTACGATTGTATCTAATGTTTCTAGTGTGAACGTAGCTATTGTGGTATCTGCTGAATTGGCCACAGTTACGAGAGCTTCCGCAGCACCAGTATTTACTAGTCTTACTTCAGTAGCATTCTCGAACGTAGAGGCACCGCCAACGTTAGTTCCACAGGCAGCTTGCGCTCCTATAATTCTTAGAGGTCTCATTTACTTCTCCTTCTTGTCTTTCTTAACAAGCTTTGCTTTCTGTTGAGCCTGTAACATTTTATCATTAATATCAACGTCTCCGTCCATATCTGCATCTTTACCGCTGATCATGTTCCAAGCTTTTAAAGCTCTTTCTTTAAATTTATTTACCATTGTTTTCCTTTATTGGTGATTGGGCGTACGCTTTGGTTTATTCTACCCTGGTACGCCCACTCTTTTCAAATTTTTGTTTATTCTGACTTATAACAAGTCCAAGCACCATATGCTAAGCCTACCCATGCTAATAATTTGGCTAGTCCACCTGTGCATATTACTACTAAGCAGCCTGCTATTATAACAGCTCCGTCCCAAGACGTTCTTTCTGATACTCTAGACTTTGCCCAGCTCATTGCTTTTTTTAACATATCCATTCATTTCTCCCATTTTCCAAGAGGGCATTTGCCCCTCTTGAGCTTTGCCTTTAAAGGTATAAAGCACTTACATACTTTGCAAACCTTTAAAGAAGTGTAGTACTCACATGTACTACATATTATAAGCCTACTTTGCTGGCTCATCTTTAGGTGGCATAGTAACTTTTCTATAGTAAACTACAACATCCTTAAGTTCTGTAATATATCTCTTTATCTCTTGCATATTGACTGACATAACTTCATAGTCAGGTACAGTCATAGCTAAAAATAATACTTCTCCTTCTTGTTCTTCTATTCTTGCTAACTGCTCTTCCCAGTTTGAAGGAGTAACTACTATCCATTGTGGAACATTGAGGTCAATTTCTCGAGGCATAACGGGTTGAACGATATTTCGTTCTAAGGGTTTGCTCGTGACTTCTACTCTTTTAGTTGGAATCAGACTGCAGCTGCAAGCCATCATCGAGATTATCAACA